TTATGCACCAGATGTACCAAATACACAGCGTGGATCTGAGAAACCAAATGAGTATCTCTCTCTTGCTTTGTATCTTACGTTTCCTGTATCAAAATCACCTTCCATAGAAGTTCTGATTGGTGAACGATTAAAGTATTTAAAACCGTTCGGTACATCAGTTTTGATGTAGAAAGCGTTGGTGTCTGTTAAGAAGTGGTTAACAACATAGCCCTCAGGAATCATTCCCATGTTTCTGATTGCGTTGATGTCGTTATCCGCTGTGCCTGTTCTTAAAGCAGAGTTCATTAGTCTGTCAGCAGTAAACTGTAATTCTTTTGGAATAATCAGTTTTCTACCTTGAGCAGCAATTTTTAAACCACGCTCGTCTACAAATGCAGCGATGTCGATTAAAGCTTGCTCTAATGATGCTTCGTTTAAGTCAGCGTCTACCGCTAATCTGTTGGAGAAAGTACCACCAACTGCAAGTGGGTGTGCTGTGTTAATAAGTGAAACACCGTCACCACCTGGGTTAGTACCTGCAGCTCCACCAGCAGCGAATGCTGTGTTAAGCACGGATGCTCCTTTTACCTGCTTTGTGTTAGCCATTGATCTTGCGAGAGCTCTTGTGTATCTAGCAGCTAGTCTATCGTAGAGGTTGTCTTCGATAGCTTCTTCTGTGATTGCAAATGCTAATGCAATTGTATCATGTGTATAACGAGCAGTGTATGCTTCGGTTGCTGTATCGTATGATACACCAGCACCTTCTGATTTAGTTGGTGCAGAACCGAAACCGGATAACATCACTTCTTCTTCAAAAGCACGATCTGAACTCTCTTCATCATAGATTTCAGCGTGTTCATTTTCGTACCTGCTGTACTCCAAGCCGAACAGAGCGTTTAGACCTGGTTCTAACTCTTTAACGAGTTGACTTCTTGAAATAGCCATGGTTTATACCCCTGCCTTTCCGCCTGTGTAGTAGTGGAGGTTAGGTTTTACGATCAAGTTACCGTTAGCAGCAGATGTATCATTGTTATCTGGATCTCTTGAAAGACCTACAATAATCCATGTTGAGCTAGCGTTTGATGCAAAAGTATCAACTTCCGCTTTTGATATACCAGACTTTGTGCTACCAGCGGTGTATGCTGTTTCAGCGTTTTCACCAACGTTGGCAGCTGTTACTGTGCCAGATGCTTGAACTTCAAATAATTGATTTGGATCGTCCATTACCTGAGCAACAATGTCGTCAGCTAAAATGCTTCCTGGATAATATGCACTAAAGGTTGGCTTTTGTGTTGTTGGATCTGTGTAGAAACAACCGTTAAAAACACCAACGATAGTGTTACCAGCAGCATTAGCGACTTCTAATGTTCCAGTAGAAACGAGTTCAACTGGATCACCTGAGAAGATGGCTGTACCATAGTTATTAGCAATACTGTATTCAGTCTGCCCTTGGTTTGATACGCCGCCACCTACTTTTTGTACGGCTCTGAAGCCGAATGGTGCGTCTAAGTTTGCCATTGTTTTACTCCTTTAAAAGTAAAGTTAATAAATAGTAACTACCAATGGCCTAAAAAAAACTTATTCAGTCTTTTGTGAGCCACCGAAAGTCACCCTGCTTTGCCTATCAGGTTTACTAATTGGCATACTGGGGTGAGCATCCTTCAATAGATCATTGTCCACGGCTCTAATCTGATCTTCAGTTAAGCCTTTGTAATAATCATTACGTTGAGCAATAATCTCTTCTGGAATACGAGCCAGCAATAAGCCACCGACTCCGATAACTCCTGCGTGTTTACCATCTTCGATAGTAGGCATTTGCCATTCTGGATACTCGTCCGCTCTTACTAGCTCATAACCTTCACGAAGACGGTTAATCACGTTCTTAGTGTCCTCATACCCTCTGACTTCTGCTCTTATCCAACGATGGATATAACCATCTGGCGCAGGTGGTGCATCGAGTGATGACGGTCTCTGCCAAACACGTTTACGTTGAGATTTTTCCCGCGTGTCTGCAGATCTTGAGGTTTTAGTTGTCATGCTTGACCTCCTT